TCGTTCTTTACATCGTCTGGCATTGCTTGTAAGGGTTCTGTGAATACACCCTCAGGCATATTCTCTGGTGGACTGAATAACGCCCACTTTAGTTTACGATAACTCTCATGGTAGACATCCTTGTCATACCTGTACATAAATTCTGTATTCAGTTCTGTCCACAACTCATACAACCATCTGTAGTTTTTCTTGGATTGTCGTACCCAAATAGCACTAGGGTGATTGACATGACAAGATTTGTACAAAGTATGGTCTAGTTGTGGGTCTGGATGGTCGTAAGTAGTAAGCAAACGATTCTTTTTACTCAATCGTTTTACTTGTTTACCATCACATACACGATGTGCAGTAGACATGAGTTGAGCATATTCGATACACATCTTACTTGCATGGGAATCTACATGCATCATTGCACTTGTCTTTGCATCTTCATCTAGATAAAATATATTCACCTTTTCTCCCATCTGTAAAATATGTGGTCTTCGATTTCCACTGTTTTAGTTTTAGTCTTTGCCCAAGACGGTGATACATAATCTGCATGATAATGTGTTGCACCATCTGTTATATCTAATAGGGTTATTCTACCAGAAACTAGTCCAGTTGTAAAGACATAAATTGAATTATATGTAGTTTTATCGTGTGGTGTATCTGACTTACCGTCACAATACCAACTAAACTGACATCTATGTCTCACTGGTATCAACTCACCAGTACCCTTCCAACTAGGTCTGTGTGGCCCTTGTTTTACAACTCCACAAATCGTATTTGGAAATCTTGAATCCTTTACACGATTAAGTGTTACTGACATAACTGCCATCTGTCCAGCCTGTGGTTGATTCCTTGCTTCGTGATACACATTCTGTGTAAGACATACTGCTTCTTTGTTTAAAAACTCATTTATAACAAGTTTATCATCTATCTCTACTGGTGAAACAGTTACCAAAAGAGAGATTAATAGTTCATTAATTGACATCACATACCGTCCCAGCGTTGTGCCATGTTGCTTTACATCTAGGTTGACTAGGGTCAGTAAATGGCACTGGTTTTGGGTCAAAGATTTGACCCCAAATATTACCGTAATAAATCACTTGTACTTTATCTGTAGTGTTATCAATGATAACATCAGAATATGGTTGAGATGTTTCCACAACAACTCCATCAACAGAAAGAGTTATTCCTTGGATAACATCATTCGCCTTAGCAATACCTGTAATTAACAGGAACGCCAAACAAGCAATTGTCATTAATATAAATTCTTTAAACTTATTCATATTAGTTACTAATAATACTGTTAAACTCAAAATGTCCACCGTGAGTTTCCTCAGTCTGGTCAATAACATCTTTTGCATAACTTCCAAAAGAATAACCAAACTTGTCGATTGCTTTCTGGACAATATTTTTTGGTGTATCTGTCATTTCACCTGTGTCTGTATAGAAATCATATACAAACTCTTCTACATCCATCATTAAACTTTTCACTGCACTCATAATTAAACGTCCTTTCCGTCTATTGTTTTAAATCCAAAACCAGCAACCACATATTTCTGATTACCGATTAACATCTGGTCACCTACAGAGGTTGACCTTAGTCCCCACTCTTTACCGTTCTCATCAGTAGTAAGTGAAGTCATAACAGTAACATTCTCATTGTAGTCACCATTTGTTTCCTCACCATCACCAAAGTTAAGAGTAGGTTTTTTAATACTCCATGAACCCATAACATTGTTAGTCCACCTGTAAGCATACTCAAGTGCTTCCATTGTAGTAGGGAGTTCTGGAACATCCACAAACGCAACGGTTTGTGGAGTGTCCTCAAATGCTGTATGAATAACTGCAACTTGTGTCATTACGCAGCCTCCAACATTGAAAATGGAACATTGTATCCAGACACAGCACCACTGATAGGGTTAGTCACCATATCAACAATTGCTCTTGTCTTGTTAATTTTTCTGATAGTGCCTGGAGTCTTTTTTGTTTTCTGAACAACATAAACTCTTTGTCCAACTTCCAAACCACTTTTATTCTTCATCACTTTAAGTTCTGAAGCGAACTGTTGTAGTTCTGTCAACTCACTCACTGACATACCCATTAGGGATTTTTGCATTTCATTACTAATCATAATATTTCCTCTCTTTTTCATTATCAACATAGCTATTGTATCAAGCATTAAGCTCAATGTCAAGGCTATTTTTACAAAATATCTGCATCCCAAACTGACTGTGCATATTTGTCTTGCAGACGGTAAGCTTCCTTTTCCCAAGGAAGGTCATAGTAACCAGTACCCTCAACAACGAAACATCTTTTCCACGTTTTACCCGCTTCATCCATTTCATTTCTTGCATACTGTTTAACGTGTATCATCTCGTGAACCACGGTTGTTACTAATTCTTTCAGAGTCAATCCCTTCTGAATTTCCAGAGTGAATTCTCTGTTGGTATCTTGCATATCACAATAACCAATCGCAGAGCCTGGAATGTTTTTTATCTCAACCTCAATATCCAAGGTTTTCATTCTAGGCATTAGTTTGTCAATCATATGAGCAACACATTTTTCTGCAATATGTCTCTCATGTTTAATCCCACCGACAACTGATATAACATTTCTATTTTTCATTATTGTGCCATTTTTTGTGCAATGTAACCAAAGAAGTGCATTACATCACCATTTTTAAAATCAATCTCAACTAATCTGTTTTTTGTCATTTGTTGAGTTTTTGGGTGGAACGCTTTAATCTGTTCAATTACTGCACCCAAAGGAATCATATTCATACCCCACACAGGGCCTTTATATTCAAATACATGTTCTATATCTAGGTTCTTTTCTTCGACTAGAATATCTAACCATTTTTCAAACTTCATAATTTCTTCCTTTCTCATTAACTATACCTATAGTATACATGTTATCATAACAAATGTCAAGGCATTTCTTCACTTTATTTGGCACATTCTGTCGCACCCAATTAACAACCATATAACTTAGTTTCTTCGTCCCATGAATCTCTCATGTTCTCTAGTTTTTCCAACATATTATATAGATTACCAGTACCGGCTCTATCACCATTATCCATCAATTTTTTGCCCCAATCTGACCTTTGATTGACTGCTATCTTTAATTGCCCTATCGCATTCTCTAATTGCAGTTTTGCATGTTCTATTTGACTCTGGTCTAAATCTCTATAGTATTGTTTATCTCTTTTCATAGTTCCTCTATCATTGTTAATATACTTATATTATACATGTTATCAGAACAAAAGTCAAGGCCCAAAGGCATCTTTTTGGCCAAAAAAAACCCCTCATTCCGATTAAGAAATGAGGGGTTCGAGAGTTAGGGCAACCGAGTGAGAGAGAGTTGAGAGAGGTTGTTCCCCTAACCATTCTTATATAATACTACATGAGTATTAAAAAGTCAACACATTTTTAGAGCTTCTTCTGTAGTTTCTGTAACTCTACGAGTCCAACCTCTACCGAATGTCTCAAATGTTTTTAATTTTTCATAGTATGATTGACGTTCTGCTTGAAAGTTCTTGATAGTTGTTTCAAGACCATGTTCATCAATATACTCACCAAGTTTCCTTAGTGTATTGGGCCCGATGCCACCATCGGCAACAGTTCCAATTAGTGTTTGCAAATATTTTGCACTTCGTCCTGTACCAGCGTTTACTCCGAAATCGAATACGCAGAGGTCTAGCCCGTTTGGAATGTCATCACATTTTAAACGATTCCAATAATTCTTTTCGTAGATGGGTGCGGCATCCTCTACAGTTAAGTCTTTCATGTCTTTCGTACCACCGAAATCTTCATAAACTCTCTTGGTAATGCCAAGATTAGTTTCACCGCCTGGGTCTTTTGGATGGTTGACATAACCACCCTCGTGATGGAGAATCATCTCCAAACAATGTTGATAGTTATCTTTCATAGCTTTATTCCTTGTTGTAACTGTCGTTCCATTGGAACGCTTCTTTAACGACATTCTCAGAGAGTCCTTTGAATGCTTGATGTAGTTTTTTATCTTTCGCAGAGATAACGAGGTCAGCTTCACTTTTGTGTAGTCCTTCTAACATTTGGATAAACATATTTTCACGTTTGAATCCAACTAATGCATCGTCACCGCCTTTAACAAAACGATAAAGTTTTTTGTACTCTCTTCGTAGTACAGTATGTTCAGTTCCTTCTTCAGCATCATTCGCTGTAAAAGGTACTTCACCTTGGGGAATCACCCATTCGATATTTGGGTCGAATGAGGATTTAATGATTACACGCAATGCATCGCAATCATATTTCTTCAAGAGTTCAACCTTCTTGGCCTTCGTCTTTGCGTTATGTACTTTCTTTAATACCTCAGAAAGTAGAGGTGTATAGGTATCTTGAACCATATTAAAAGTCTCCAATGTCATTCATAAGATTTTTCAATCTCTTTTTAATAAAATAATTTAGAAGTTTTGACCTATCGCCGTGTTCAGCATTCTGGTATTCTTCCAGAATTTTTACCTTCAAGTCACTAGGTATGCATTCTAAATCAATTAGGGTTTTATTCCGTTGATAATTTCTTAGCATCTCATCTGAACAATAGTCAGTTGGTTCTAAGTCAATCCACGTTTCTAACTTTTTCTTAGTTAGTGGTCTTTGTCGTAACTCATCAACGAAAGTGTTATCTGGTGAGAGGAAATTTGGAACGCCATCACTCCTGTCACCCTTTAGCACATGTTCCCTTATATATATGTCGGGGTCAATATCCTTTATAAATTTCTTCACTGTGGGAGAATATTGTTGTACATTGTTATATTTGTGCAACTGTATAAAATCTTTATCACCAGACAATATAAGGATATGCTCAAACTCACTTGGAGTTTCAGCAACATGTTGGACGATGGCTGCAATGCAATCATCTGCTTCTGCACCTTCGACCTCTAATACTTTATAGGGAAATGTTTCTTTGATTTCATCTCTAATATTATTCAGAGTTTCAAAGATTGTGTTCCAATCAAGTCCAGAGTTTGCTCTGTCCTTTTTTCGGTTGGATTTGTAGTTGGGGAAGTAATCCCTTCTCCAATACTTTTTGCTATCATAACAAAGAACCAATTCACCAAAGGCTTCATGGAATCGACTACGGTATCCTCTTATAGAATTTAACACCATATGTCGAACTAGATTTTCATCTAATTCATTGTCACGTTTTGAACCTAGTTGCATCATTAGATTACTAATGGTAACTTGGTTCATATCAACTAATATCATAATTTGCTCACTTATATTTTATATCATTATATAGTATACTTTAATAACGCCTATATGTCAATAGATTTTACTCTTCATCTTCCTCAGTTGTTACTGCATCTTTGATTTCATAACAATCTAAGTACACACTTGTCTTTCCATTTTCTTTTGTTGTCGTAACAAATTCATCTGTAACGAACTGCATAGGATGTGGAATACCACAACTTCTATAGAGTGTCGATTTTACCATCTCTATCAACATTGAGATATCAGCAATAAATTCTGTATCCTCAGTGTCAACACCATTTTCACTCATGTTGTGTATCATGTTGACAACCAATCCTTCAGTAAGATGGTCTGCAAATGTCATATCTTGTTGCATTTGTAAAGCATAATCATCTATTTTAATGTTGGGATTAGGTGTTGCCTTCAAAGGGAACTCAATAATATTACCCTTTTTCTTTTCCATCAAAATTTTCCTCTTCCATTTCTTTTGTCCACTCACACATAATATCTGGATACCAAGTACCCACACTCCGTTTAGGTGTTCCGTCTGGATGGTATGCCATAACTAAACAAACCTGTTTACATTTATGTTGTTGGTATTCACCCCAAAATAAATCTATCCACTCGCCTGTTCTAAGGTAGGTTTCCAAGTTTCGGATGTAACCACGATGACTTTCGTAACGTGCTTCTGCACCTTTTACTTTTGCTCTCATCGCAGAGCGTTCGGCAGACATCAAACTCTTTTGAGTTTTAATCCATTGTTTTACTTTGATATGACTCCATGCATCGTCATCGCCTCTTGCGAGTACAGATGGATGGATACTTTTGTATTCGGGGGGATTTTCTTTAAGTCGTTTCTCTCTCGCTATTGCAAGTCTCTCACTTGCCGCTGCCTTTTGCTCAGCAGTCATAGGTTTGCGAGGTTTACGTTTCTTC